ATGATGGAGAATTAATGGCAAGTGATTTTATTTTAGAAAATGAAGATCTTCAAATTAATTTGGCATGTACAGATCCTTCATTATCTTTTATGGAAATGAGCAAGGAAGAAACTGATAGAGCATTCGGTACAGATTCTAAAATGTTTAGTTTTGATTTACTTACTACTCATGTAGATAAAATGAAATCATTATTTAACTTAGATAAAGATGAAGATATCTTTACTCTTTATATAGGAGAAAAAGGTATTAATATTAAAGGTACTTCTTATGATGCTACTTTATGCCACTCTTATGATTCAGATGTAGAAAAAGGTGCAAAAGTTGTAATTTATAAAAAGTATATTAATCTTTTAGATAAGGAAAATTACAAAGTAAGCGTTTGTGAAAATAAGGTTGTATTTAAATCTTTAGATACTAATACACATCTTACTGTTGCTGTTGCTATTACTGACGAGGATTAATACTGCATCTAATTATTTAAAGGGCATCATAATCGGTGCCCTTTAAACTTTCTTTAATCTTACCGTATAAAAATAAAAATGACAGAGGAATTACAAAAAATTAACGAAGAGGCATCTAAGTTTTATAATTATGAACAGGCAGTTAAGTTAATGCTTAACTCTATTTACGGCGCATTTGGTAATCCTTATTTTTATTTCTTTAATGTTGATATTGCTGAAACTATTACACTCCAAGGTAAAGATGCAATTTTATATACCGAACAATTAGTTAATAAGTATTTTAAAGAGTTTTGGCATAAAGATCTACCAGCTCACGCTGCTATGGGTATTACTGTAACAGGTAAAATTGAAAAACCAGTAGGTATTTATATTGATACAGATTCAGTGTATGTTAAATTTGATGAAGTAATTCAAAAGTCGGAAGGCTGGAACGGTGATGAAAAAGAATTTATACTTAAGCTTTATAAGGTTAGGTTAAATGGTTATATAGAAAAGATTCTACAAAAATATGCAGACGATAATAATGCAGAAAACTTTTTATCTTTTGAATTAGAAAGTATTGCTAAAAATGCAATATGGTTGGCAAAGAAAAAGTATATGCAGAATATAGTTTGGAAGGATCCGGATATTCACTATGATGATCTTTCTAAAATTAGTTCAAAAGGATTTGAAATCATTCAGTCATCTACTCCTATTTTTGCAAGAGAAAAATTAAAAGAACTATTAACTTACATATTTTCTGTAAGTGAATTAGATATGGGAGCATTTGCATCTTTGCTTAAGGATGTTAAAAGACAATTTAGATTAGCAAATGTTGATCAAATCAGTTTTTCAAGAAAGGTTAATAATTATCAAAAGTATATTGTAAATGATTATGAACAATTTGAGATCGCATCAAAATGCCCAATCGGCGTAAGATCTGCAGGTTATCATAATTACTTATTAAACAATTCAGGCAAAAAAGGTAAATACCAACCATTAGGAAACGGGGAAAAATGTAAAATGTATTTTTCTGAAGATAATTCCTGTGATGTATTTGCATATGCACCTGGAGATTATCCTTATGAATTCGCGCCTAAGATTGATTACGATCGACAATTCGAAAAAACAATATTAGATCCTATAAACAGAGTTGTTACTGCTATGGGATTTAAGGGATTCAATAGAAACTTGATTTATACTACAAGTTTATTTTAAAAAAAATTATGTTATGAAAAACCCAGATAAATTAAACAGAAAAGATATAAGCAATTTATGTAAATTAGCGCTAGATAAAGGTGGTGATTTAGTTCCATTAAAAATTCCTTCGTCAGAATCATTAGGTGAAGGATTGACCAATGGTTCGATTCTTTTTCATAAAGATAAATGGCTTCTTAATTTAAGGAGAGTTGGATATCTATTTTATCAATCTGAAAATAAACAAAAATTCCCATGCCCTTGGGGTCCTTTAGTTTATTTAAATCCAGAAAATGATGTAGTATTAAGAACTACAAATTATATCTGTGATTTAAATAGTGATACTCTTGAGGTTGATAAATGGAGAAAAACAGATACTACATTATTAGATAGACCACCATTATGGGAATTTATTGGATTAGAGGATGCCCGTTTACAATTTTGGGATAACAAATTATATCAAACGGGCGTGCGACGTGACACTACAGTCAATGGGCAAGGTAGAATGGAATTATCTACAATTAAGAATGACGAGTCTTGTATGGAGATTGATAGAGTAAGAATAGAGCCTCCTAATGATCCTACTTCTTATTGTGAAAAAAATTGGATGGCTATAAATGATATGCCATACCATTATATTAAATGGTCAAGCCCAACAGAATTAGTAAAGGTAGATCCTAATAAAGGTACTTCAGAATTAGTAAAAATTGTAGACCAATCTCATATTAAAACAAAAAGAGATATGAGAGGTTCTTCTAATATAATTAAATATAAAGATTACTGGGTAGGAATAATTCATGAAGTAGATCTTTGGTTTAATTCGGAATCTCAAAAAGACTCAATTTATTATCACAGATTTGTTGTTTGGGATAAAGATTGGAAAATTAAATATATTAGTGATGAATTTGATTTTATGACTGGGCGAGTTGAATTCACTTGTGGTATTGCATTTGACGAAAAGACTAATAACTTTTTAATACCATTTGGATTTCAAGATCATACTTCATTTATGTTAAGTTTACCTGAATCTGTATTTAGGGAAGTTACTAATATGGAGCCTATAAAAACCAAAGAAAGCGTAAAGAAAACCACTAAACATAAAACACTTCATAATTTCATTCATAATCCATTTAATGCTAAGGCTGCGTTTAAACTTGGGGAGGGGTATTTTAAAGAAGGTCATTGGGGATCTGCTTTAGGTTTCTTTTTAAGAGCAGCGGAATATACTGATGATTTAGATCTTCAATACGAGTCATTTTTCATGGTGTGTAGATGTCTTGCAAATAAAGGTGGTCGTGATGAATGTGAACAAAAAATGTGGTTGCAATTAATTTCATTAGATCCTACTCGACCTGAAGGTTATGGTGCAATGTCTTCATATTATTCATGGAGAGGTAATTATCATAATGCTTATTTTTATAGTAACCTAGGTTATACTTTAGGTAAAGAATGCAAGCCTATGATAAAATCTACTGGTGCTATAATTAGTAAATCACCTCTATTAAAGCAAACTAAATTATTTGGATCATCTTATGGTTTAATGAAAGATAAATTAGAAATACTTAAAGATTTTATATCTAACCCTAAAAATCATAATCCGGCATTACATGCATTTATGTCACAAGAAGCAGTAAAGTATAAACTTGTACAATAAAACAACTCTTATATTTTCTATATAATAATAAAATAAAACAAATATGGCAAAAGAATTTTCATTCGCAGATTTAAACAAAGAAATGTCAAAACACTCCACATACGGAGAGACATTAGACAAATCAACTATTTCAGAAATAGATCATTATATACCAACTGGAAATTGGCATCTTAATGCTTGCTTAACAGGCTCGCTGTTTGGTGGTTATCCTAATAACAGGGCAGTTGCATTAGCAGGACCCTCCGGTACTGGTAAAACTTATCTTATCTTAAATGCAATTAAACAAGCACAGGCACAAGGTTATAGTATTGTATTTTATGATTCTGAAAATGCTGTAGATAAAACTTTAGTAGAAAAGTTTGGTATTGATCCAACAAAATTTCGTTATGAGCCATGTAATACGGTTCAAGAATTTAGAACTTCGGTAACGGCAATTACCGATGTATTAATCGAACAAAAAGCAAAAGGTATCGCTCTACCTAAAATTATGGTCGTGCTGGATTCTGCAGGTAACTTAGCAACCCAAAAAGAAATTGATGATGCTAAAACTGGAAGTAGTAAAGCTGATATGACAAGAGCTAAATTATTAAAATCTACATTCCGAATCATTATGACGCAATTCGGTATATGTAAAATACCTTTCTTATTTACTAATCATACTTACCAAACACAAGATCTTTTCTCTAGGCAAGTAGGTGGCGGTGGAACTGGTCCTGAATATGCTGCCTCTATTATTTTATTTTTAGGTAAAGCAAAACTTAAAGAAGGTATAGAACAAACCGGTATTATTGTTACTGCCAAACCAAATAAAAATAGATTTGCAAAACCTACTAATATTAAATTCCATATTTCTTTTAATAAAGGTATGAATCCTTATATTGGATTAGAGGAGTATATAAGTTGGGATACATGTGGAGTTGAACGAGGAAGATTTATAAATGAGAATGCATTTAAGAAATTAACTGATATAGGTAAAGCTGAATGTAGAGAACATTCTTTTGATAAGGATGGTAAAAAGGTTACTATTTATTTTCAACCAGCCGCAACTGCAAGAAAGATATGCGTAAAGCATCTTAATGATACTGTAGATCTTAATCAATTATTTACACCAGAAGTAATGACCGAGGGTGTACTGAAGGCATTGGAGCCAATCGTTGCTGCTAAGTTTAAGTATGGTGAAGAACTTGATGTTGAAAATTTAACCGAAATGCTAGAAGCCGATGTTACCGAAAAATCTTAATACTGCAAAACTTAAAGTAAAGCATGTATTAGGAAATCATACAACATTACCAACTTACCCAGACGCTGAAGATATTACGTATGAACTGATACGAGATTATTGTGGTAAAGTAGCAAAGGAAATTAAATTTACTAATGTATCTTTACAGAAAAAGTACAGCCTTACTGATGAAAAGGTTAATGAAATTTTAATGACTCTTAAAAAGAAAAAGATTATTAAAGTATCATTATCTAATTCTGCATATACTACATACGAAATTATTACAAATCCATATGAATAAGCATGACTTAAGATTTAAAGAAACTCGCGGTGTTAAATTCATATGTGATGTTCATGATATGATGGGCCAACAGATATTAGGTGATCAAGGATGGGAGCTTCATTTAGAAGATGTCTATAAAAAAATAATACTTAATGACTTTACTATTATTGATGTAGGTGCTAATATTGGTTGGCATACAGTTCAGTTTGGATTGCTAGGTAAAGAAGTGCATGCATTTGAACCAGTAAAATCTAATTTCTATAATCTCTGTGGTAATGTTGTTGTTAACAATTTAAGTGATAAGATTACTTTATATGAAGAAGCATTAAGTAATAAACCAGAGTTACTAGGTATTATTAATCAAGAAGATTTTTATGAAAATCCATTATGGTCACATAATACAAAGGAATTGGTATTTAATAATTGTGGCGGTATTGCATTAGGAAATACTGATAATAGTAATATGACTGCTAATACATTGGATAGTTTTTCATTCGCACCAACTTTAATTAAAATAGATGTTGAAGGATTTGAGCTTAAGGTTTTACAAGGTTCTATGAAAACTTTAAATAATCATAAGCCAATTGTTTTAATTGAACTTCACCCCAAAAATACTGATAATGAATCCATAAAGACAATTCTCTTATCATTAGGTTATAAGATGTATTTAATACCTAACTCATATAATACATATCAGCATTATGATTATTTAGCTTACCATGATGATACTAAACATGGTAAATTTGTTCAAAGGCTTATAGATTTAAACAAAATATAGATTTTACTATATAAAAATAAACAAAAATGAACTCCAGTACAGACCACGAAAAAATATTTTTTAATTACTTTCTTAAAAAGCCACATTATCTAAAAAGTACTGGCCCAGGCTTCTTTTCTAATAATGATTTAGATCAAATAGCTAAACTATCTAAAAAGTTTTATACTGATTTTGGTGAAAGCCCTTCAAGAGAACAGATGAAGGCTCTTATTAAAGATGATCCAAATGAAATACCTTCTGATATAGTTTCTTCTATTTATGATATTAATATTAATGAATATGATCAGGATTGGTTAAAAAGAACTGGTGAGGCATGGGTTAAATGGAAACATTTTGATAAACAATTAGTAAGAACAATTGAATATGTAAAAACTCAAGATGTATCACCAGAAAATGTTGAGGATGTTGTAACTCGTGCTATTGGCATGATCTCAACAGAAGGATCATTAAACTTTGATACTGATATTGGATTAGACTTTTTTAAACCAGAAGATCATGTACAAAGAACATCAAAGAAAATTGAAACAGGTTGGACTTTCGTAGATAATGTATCAGGTGGTGGGTATGATACAAAATCTTTAATAGTTTATGCAGGAGAACAAAATATTGGTAAATCTATATGGTTGGCTAATGATGCTGCTAACTTTGTTAGAATGGGTCATAACGTAGTTTTTATTACTGCTGAAATGTCAGCTCAAAAGGTTTTAAAAAGAATAGGTTCTAATCTGTTACAAATTCCAATGCCACAGTACGATGAAAAAACTGGTAATAGAGATTATATGAAAAGACGTTTAGAAAAAATATCTCGAGGTTTATTACCACCAGGTAAACTTTTTGTAAAAGAAATGCCAACATCACAAGGTACTGTTTTAGATATAGAAGCATACTTAAAAGATTTAGAAGAAGCACAAGATCATAAAGTAAATGTATTAGTTGTAGATTATATTAATATTCTTGCAAATTATAGAAATCCTAATACTGAAAATACTTATATGAAGATTAAACAAATTGCCGAAGATCTTCGAGCATTGGCAGTTAAAAGAGATATGTTAGTAATTTCAGCCACACAAATTAACCGTGGTGCATGGGATGCTACTGAGGTAAGAATGGAAAACATTGCTGAATCTGCTGGTCTTGCGCATACTGCAGATGTTATGTATGCTTTAATACAAGATTCAATGATGCATGCAGAACGAGAATACTGGTTAAAGGTATTAAAAATTAGAGATGGTCAAGGTAAAGGTACTCGATGTAGATTTAATATTGATTATGATCACATGAGATTAACCGAAACTGACGATATAAATTAAACTTAAAAGATATGTGGGGAAAAAAGAAAAAACCTAAATTAGATGAAAACGGAAAACCTATTCCACCTAAATTAGCAGACAAAGATAAAATTTTTAATAATTCATACGGTGATCAGGATATTACTGAAAACCGAGTTAACTTTACTGTTGCTGCAACTTATGGTGATAGTATGGATCCTGATGATAGGATGCACTATGAATTACTAATTAAGAAGATTGATAAAATTATAAAGGGTAGTGAATATGAGCATTTAAATGAAGCTACGCCAGAAGGGGTAATTAAGAAATTAAATAAAGTACAAATCAATAGAGTATATTCTCATATCATAGAAAAGATTGGGGATGGGTATACAAGAGTTGATTTGTTTAGTGTTATATCAGATTACTTTGATGTATTCCCTAATAAATTTTATAATTCTCTTTCTAATAAATTTAAAGATGAACTTATTAAAGAATTGGACGATAAGTATAATATCTTAGAAAAAAGAAAAATCAGAAAATTATTTTAATATGGCAAGAGTTTGGATGGTTAGCGATTCACATTTAGGCTGTAGATCAAATTCTGTATTATGGCTTAATATTATTGAAGATTACTTTTTTGGGTTTTTTATACCTTTAGTTAAAAAAGAATATAAAGAAGGTGATGTTCTTTATCATTTAGGTGATGTATTCGATAATCGCCAAAGTGTTAATTTAGCTGCGCAAGATTTAGCAATTAGAGTGTTTGAAGAATTAGGTAAGATATTTCCTGATATTCATATTATAGTTGGTAATCATGATATTATGAGAAAGAATTCTAATGATATTGCATCTGTTGATTGTTTAAAGTATTTACCTAATGTTACTGTTCATAAGGAACCAAGAATTTTAAAGTATAATAATACTAAATGTTTACTTATGCCTTGGAGAAGAGACCATGAACATGAAAAGGAAACTTTAGATTCTATAAAGGAAAATATTGATTATATGTTTTGTCATACTGAAACTCGTGGTGTACAAACTTCTCCTAGTACAAAACATTTACATGAAGGGGGTAATGATGTAGGAATATTTAAAAGATTTAAAAGAGTTTATTCTGGTCATATTCATTATAGACAAGATAAGCAAAATTTTGTTCTTGTAGGTAATCCTTATCAAATGACAAGATCTGATAGAGGAAATCAAAAAGGTATTTATGTATTAGATTTAGATACAGGAAAGCATGAATTCTTTATGAATAAAAGAAGTCCTGAATTTATAAGGTATTATATTAATGATATCTTAGAGATGCGTATGGATGACATAAAGAAGGAAATAAAGGATAATTTTGTAGATGTTTTTATACCATCAAATGTTCTAGGTAAATATAACATTAATATGTTTATGGATTATTTGGATGGAGTTGCTAGAAAATTAGAACCAAGAATCTATGATGAAGAAAATCCTTATGATAGAGAAGATGGAGAAATGTCTGATTTTAATGGAGAACTTAATTTAATGAACATTGCAGCTGAATACATTAATTCATTAGAATATGAAGAAGATCTAAAAGAAAGATTAAAGGTATCAGTACAAGATTTATATAAAAGAACATTATCACCGAATCATGAAGATTAAAAAAGTAGAATTTAAAAACTTTGCAAGTTACGGAAACCGAATGCAGGTAATAGAATTTGATAAAGATAAAAGTGATCTTTATTTAGTTCTTGGTGGAAATGGTGCAGGTAAAAGTACTCTTGCAAAAGTTATAACCTATTTATGTTACGGTAAAGTCGAAGGGTCAACCTTAAAAGATTTACCTAATAGAGTAAATGGTGCTCTTTGGGGTAAGATACATTTAGAATCTAAAAACAACACCGTTGAAATAGAACGAGGAATTAATCCTGGTATTTTTAATGTAAAAATAAATGGATCTGAATATGATGTTGCAGGTAAAGTAAATTTACAAGATTTTTTAGAAACTGAAATTTATGAAATACCTTACCATGTATTTAAGAATGTAATTATTTTGTCTGTAAATGATTTTAAGTCTTTTATTACAATGTCTCCTTATGATAAGAAAAGAATCATTGATAAAATATTTGGATTTTCTATTATCAATGAAATGGCTGAAGCCGTTAAAGAAAAGAGGAGAACTATTATTGAGGAGATCCGAACATATGATGATGAAATAAGAACCCTTAATGAATCAATAGAATCTGTAATCGATAAGATAAAGCATTTTGAAAAGGTTAGTAAAAACAAAGATGCTGAAAAGATTAAAATTCTTAAAGAAAAATTATTACAGTTAAATGAAAACAGGAAAAAGTTAAAAGAACTTACATCTGCTACAAAAGTTAACTTAGAAAAATTAGATGAAAATTCAAGAAAGCAGAACAATAAAAAATCAACATTAAATTCTAAGATTAATACTGTTAAGAAAGAACTTAAGCTATATGAAAATAATTCATGCCCTACCTGCACAGCCCCTCTTAATTCTGATTTTCATTTAGATATTAAAAAAGAAAAAGAAGATTCTTTAGATTTATTATTTACTGAATGGAATCAAATAAAGGAAGACGCTGAAAGAGCAGAAACTGAATTAATTGATCTTAGACAAAAAGGTAGAAAAATACATGTTAAGGTTGGTCAATTAGAAACTCAAATGGAAGCCATTAAAGATAAGTTAATCGAAATGGCTGATAAGGATGAGTCTGAATCAGGATCACATCTCAAACAACTAGTAAAAGATTTTAAAAATCGAAAAGATGATAAATCTACAGGTAAGTTAAAAAGTGAAGGGGAAGATTATTATTTAACTATCTTAGAAAATATTATGGGTGAAAATGGAATTAAGAACTTAGCAGTAAGATCTATACTTCCTTCATTTAATAACCACATTCAATTAATGGGGAGAGAAATGGGAATACCGTTTGGTATTAGATTTAACGAAAAGTTTTACTGTTCTCTTCATCATCTAGGAACAGAGATTAGCCCTAAGACGCTAAGCACAGGTGAAAAGAAAAAGGTTGATTTTGTAATTATTATGGCATTAATAAAAATGATTAAGGTTAGGTTTCCTTCATTAAACATTCTTTTTCTGGATGAAATCTTCTCTTCTATTGACTCTGATGGCGTACACCATATAATTAACATACTTCATAATACAATACAAGATATAGGCCTCAATACCTTTGTTATCAACCATACAGTTTTACCAAGCGAATATTTCGATAAAAAGATTGAAATAACTAAAGATGGTGGCTTTAGTGAATTTAACATTGAATCTATTGGATAAATAGAATATAAACAAAGTCTAATAGATGTCAGCATATAATCAGGAATTTAATAAAGATAATACTATACTTAGGTACTTAGTAGTAGGTATGTTAGCCGAATTAAGCAAAAAAGTATATTATTATAATCAAATAGATGAAGATACTTTAAAAAAGATTGAGGTACCTTTCTTTTATTCTATATCTGGTAATGAAAGATTTCTTTTAGATAACTTTATGTTTGATGCCGAAAAGGCAGGTAAAGCAATTGGAGATTATGAAGTAGTTCCTAGAGGTATACTTCAAATGAATTCTATGGCTATTGACTCTAGTGCACAAACCAATAAATTTACAAGAGCGGAATTTGTAAGAGAATGGAATGGTGTATTAAAGACATTTTCTCTAATGACTAATTTCTTACCTGTTACTATGGGCTTCAGTGTAACTTTAATATGTTCTAATAATTTGGAAATGTTAAAGGTTACAGAGTCTATTATGAACAAATTATATAGGGCCACTACATTTCAGGTAGATTTAGGAATGTTTAGAGTTAATGCAAGTATGGGAGTCCCTGATGACTATTCACAGGAGAGATTATTTGAATGGGGATTAAATGATAAAAAGGAATTCCAAGTTACTTTTGATATGGAGTTAAAATCATTTATGCCAGTATTTGAAAGTGGAATACTATTATCAGAAATAGACTTTATTACTAGACAAGCCTTAATTACAAATCCTGATGCTATTGGAGTTGGTCAGTTAAGATGCGATAGTAATGGTAATGCTGGTATTTATTTCGGTGGTGTGTTTCAAAAGTTTGAATTTAGCGATGATAATATTTTAGTAGCACCTTTTGAAAACCTATTAAGTAATCAGGGTTATAATAATACCACAAGCAAACAAGTAGGTGGGCCTTATGATAGAAGAGAAATAGATTCATCTAAAAAACCAACCGAATCATCAGAGAGTAGGCAATATCGAAATGCAGATGATGATGAAGGATAATTAACTCTAAGATCCTAGAATATATAAAACAAATCAAATTCTATAATATGGAAAAAGTTATTAAAGAAGGCCAAACTCAGGTTTACATGGATGGTGGAATTGACCGCCAATATGGAGTTAATACTGACGCACCTTACCTTAACGCCCCTAATCAACAATTATTAGATATAGTTGGTGTATTATTTGCACAGAGCGGTAAAACAAAATTAGACGGTAAAAACGGAAAGGTGGTTAATGAAGGACCTATGACAGACTCACAGGTACTTTCTATTTTAGTCGGAATGGGAATTCCCCAACAATTAGGTATGAGTGCTATAAATGCCTTTAAAGGAAACAACATAACAGAAAATAATAAACAAAAAAATCATAACGAAATGAAATTTACAATTGCTGAACTGCACGAAAATGTTATGAAGAGCATTGATGCACTAAAAGAAATGAATTCGGATAATTCCAGAACTTCTTATACTGCTAAGAATGCCCTTGACATTTTAGAAGAATCTCTAAAGGCATTCCCGATGAGATTTAAGAACGAAGAAACCAAAGTAATTAGCGAAGAAATAGAAAACAGTGTTAATCCTATGCTTAAGTTTAACATTGCTAAAAATCTTCATAGAAACTTAGCTTCTTCTGATTGGTTAAATCCAATTAACGAATTAAGATCTTATATCACAGGAGCTTATAACGATGCTAAATGGTCTTTCAGAATATCTGAAGCTGTTTCTAGAACACAATCACAAAAAGGTAAAATGTATGAAAGTTTAGTAACTGACTTAGAAGGTTTACTAACAGAATCATCTGATACTATTAAATCTAAGTTTTCTGCAATTGCTGCAAAGAACCCATGGTCAATGGATTGTAAAGCTATTCTAAATGAAATGAAGGCAGATGATAACAAAGCTACTGCAAATGGAGGTGGAACAATTTCTACTATCCTTTCACCGGTTTTAGAATCTGAAAATGGATTAACATTCCACTTACATGGAAAAAACTATAACTTTAATGGAAAGACAATTACTGAAACTGAAGTTAAAGATTCAAGATTCTTTGATGTATTGGAAGGTCTAGGAATGTTTAAAAACATGAACGGTACTTTGGTTACTTTCGGAGAAGGTAATAATAAAACTTTAGAATACAATTTATCTGAAGGTACATTAAAATTAGGAAATACTGATTTATCAAATGTAAGCATCATTGAATTAAAAGAATCTTTAATGGCTCTTAATTTCTTTGGTTACAGAAATCAATGGAAAATTGATAATGTATGTAAGTTTTTTGAATCTATTGATCTTCTTGCCGAAATGGATAATTTTACAAACATTACCTCAACTGAGTTTACTAATCTATTTTTAACTATGATAGGGGTTCAGGAAGGTATCTATGTAAATAAAGTTAATTCAGGAATGCATGTTAATGAAATGGTATTTGTACCTTCTGCAACTGAGGCTGTAAAATTAGTAAAAGAATTTATTAATTATGATGCTACTCCAATTCTTTCAGAAAGATTAATTGCTGAAAATGATGAAGCTGCTAAAATTGAAAAATCACGATCTGACATTTCAGATAAAATATCATTCTTAGAAGAAAAGAAAGCAAAAGTAAAAGATGCTATTGATAAGCTTGGTGAAACTGAAGAACTCACAGAAGCAATGAATTTACTAGAAGAAGAAATTTCTAAATTTGAAAAATCATTACAAGAAACTTATGACAGAGTTGTATTAGGTGGAAATAAAGGTGATAAATCTAAAACTCATGACGGTGAAGATTTTGAAGATGATGATGAAAAGGATGAATCAGTAACAGAAAAAAAAAGTCGTAACGATTATTTAAACGACGGTTTTGTAGAAGCTGAAATTAACAAGAACGGTAATGGTCTTAAAAAAGGTATGGAAGTTATGGTAAGTGCTGAAGATTATACTTCATTAGGCGATAAAGATCAATTAGAATGTATTGATCCTAAAACTGGAAAAACTACTATCTGTCCAAAAAGCCAACTCAACGTTAAGATTTAATAACACCCACTATATAGAAAAGCCGGTAGTAATAATAAACTATCGGCTTTTTTTGTATATAATAATAAATAAAACATTTATAAATGGCAAGAAAAAGAAATTATCTAAATAATAGAGATCTTTTAGAACAAATAATATTATCCAAAGAACAAGATGAGCTCACCCCAAAGGCATTAGAATTTTTAATGTTATTAGCAGACAAATGTTCTAGGAAATTATCATACGCAAATCCAGACGATAGACAAGACTGTATAGCATCTGCTTATATGGACTTATTTAAATATTGGAGAAACTTTAATCCAGAAAAATCAACTAATGCCTTCGCTTATTTTACTGAAATATGTAAAAGAGGATTTGCAAAAGGTTGGAATAAATTACATCCTAGGAAATACGCTGGTACTGTATCAATTAATGGTAGCGCTGATAGCGACGGTATTTATACAATATAAATTTTAAATGAGCATTAAAAAGGTAAAACCTACTTCTAAGTCAGGATTTAAACAAGGTTATTATAATCCTGTTAATCCACAAAAGTATATAGGAGAACATCCTATCATATACAGAAGTAGCTGGGAAAGAAAGTTTTGCCATTGGTGTGATCATAATGATGAAGTATTAAAATGGGCATCTGAACCATTCTCAGTAAAATACTTTAATATGTTAGATAAAAAGTTTCATAATTATTACCCAGACTTTTATATGAAGATGAATAAAGGCGAAGGTATAATTGAAGAATTTGTAGTAGAGATAAAACCTAAGGCACAATTACAAAAACCAAAGGCCCCAAAAAGAAAAACACCAAAGGCACTAAAGAATTTTAAACATGGATATGAAACTTATGTTAGGAACCTTTGTAAAACTGAAGCATTAAATAAAATGGCTAAATTAAGAAATTTTAAAGTTATGCTATTAACCGAAGACTCAAAATTGTTTTAATGGCTATAGTAGGATCATTTCAAATAGATTTAGATATTTATCTTAAAGAAAATAAAGGTAGATCAGGGGCATCTAAGCAATCGGATTCTTCATTATCTACGATTGGTGATAAAGCTAGAGGTGATCTTGAAAATGGTAAGATGTATTCTTTTGAATATTTTACACCTGAAGAAACTTTTTATGATACCTATCCTATAGTATTAGGTTTAGGTAAAAGTATAGATAATCATCAGCTAGGATTAAATCTTCACTATATTCCATATGAAGCAAGAATACCTTTTTTATCTGATGTATATAGATCATTTAAAGATACTATACTAAGAGAGACAAACACCGCACCTGGAAATCCTAATAGACAATCTAGGTTAAATGAATTTACATATGATAATTTAAAACAATCATTAGGTAGAAAATACAATATAACATATGCCATTAGGCAATATAGAATAGATAGAATAAGAAAACCCAGAGTGATGAGTTATGCTGATTGGTACATAGGTGCTGTAAATAACGAAAATCATTTCTTTGGTGGAAATATTAATGATGCACAAGCATTATATTATAAGAATATATAAACAATAAAAGATAAAACAATATGGCAGGTTTTACTGATAGAAGAGGACCCTTAAGTACAGGTAATCCAGTAAGGAAGATTTTAAAGGATCTTTCTAATTTAGGCATGGCTTACGATGATATGATCATTCGTAATTCTCGTGCTGTAGGTTTTACAGAAAACCAAATGGGTTATACGTTTAATCCAATGGGATCTGATTCCGATGATATGTATAGCGCCTTTGCTGCATTATCATTAACTGATACTACCATGAAAAAGAATATCTCTATCTTTGATAGGGATTATGAAAGAAAAAGAGATCAGCTTAGAGAATATGCAGTACAAGATGAAATAGAAGATATCTTAGATGTAATTACTGATGAAGCGATTGTATTTGATGAATCTAATTATATGGCTTATGCAGATTTTAATGGTCATATAGCATCATCAATAGAAGATGAAATTGGAGATGTGTATAATAACTTATATAATTATTTTGGATTTAATGATTCTATTTCTCCGTGGAATTATTTTAGAAAATGGTTAGTAGATGGGTTTTTGGCATTTGAAATAGTTTATAATGATAAGCAAACTGAAATTATTGGATTTAAAGAATTGGATCCTATTTCATTAATGCCTGGTCTTGATACAGATACAGGTAAAAAACAATGGGTGCAATATCAAGGCCAAGGTGCAAAAGAGAGAAAGCTATGGGATTCTCAAATTATTTACTTATCATATTCTTCAATTAATTCTCCTATGAGAATATCTTATGTGGAGCGATTAATAAGATCGTTTAATCTTTTAAGAATTATGGAAACAACCAGAATCATCTGGGCTGTTTCTAATGCTTCATTTAAAACTCAATTTATTATACCTGTAGGTGGTAAATCTAAAACCAGAGCAAAGCAGTCTCTGGCGCAATTAATGAATTCATATAGAGAAGTTGTTGATTTTAATCAAGAGAGCGGTGAAATTGTAACCAACGGAAAATCAATGATGCCTTTCAATAAGGAATATTGGTTACCATCAAAAGACGGTGAATCCCCAGAGATTAGTACAATCGGTGGAGATGGACCAGATCTTGGTGATACAGAATCTCTTAAGTATTTTGCTGATAGACTAAAAATGGCTTCTAAGATTCCTTTTTCGCGATTTGATAAAGAAGGCGGTAATACTTATGATATGGATGCTAGTGGAATGTTAAGAGATGAAATTAAATTTTCTAAATTTATTGACCGTCTTAGATCTATATTCCAAGAAGTACTTGTAAAACCGATGTATCTTCAAATGTGTCTTAATCACCCTGAATTAAAAAATGATGTTTCATTTAAATCTGGTTTAGGACTTAAATTTGTTAAAGATAATGTGTTTGAGGAAATGAAAGAAATGGAGTTACAAACAAAAAGAGTAGACTTCATTGGAAATCTTAAAACACAGTTAAGTACAATGACTGCAGAAATGGAGGAAATTCCATACTTCGATTTAGGATTCCTTGTTAAGAGGTACGGTGGCTTTACACGAGAAGATTTAAAAGCTAATCAGAGGGCTAAGGAAAGAACCGATTTAGAAAAGGAGGGGTATAAGGAAGAAGATATTGAAAAGATCCTTTTAGGTGCTGATAAGGCAGATTTTGAACCGGAAAAGAATAGTAATGGAATTGATGATGATCCATTAGCAGACCTAGGATAAAAAGTTTGCAAACATTGTAATATATAAATCAAATAACTAATAGAAAATGTCAGGAAAAAAATTATTGATTCTTGAAAGACAGAAATCAAATTTAGATATAACCACCGGTGAAGACGGTTCAGTTGTATTAGAAGGTGTATTTACCGAGTTTGATGTTAAGAACAAGAACAACAGGATTTACGAGGAAAAAGAAGTAATGCCTCATATCAATGAATTACAAGAAAAGGTTAAAACCAATAAACTTCTAGGTGAATTAGATCACCCTAAAGATTTTGATGTTAGTTTGGCTAATGTCTCTCATGTTGTTGAATCATTAGATTATGATAAGACTAAAAAACAAGTTATTGGAAAAATCAGATTACTAAATACCTCTAAAGGTAAAGAAGCACAAGCTCTTATTAAAGATGGTATTCCTTTACATATTTCAAGTAGAGCTGCTGGTACAGTAGATGAAAATGGTAAAGTTAAAATTAAAAAGTTTTTTACTTATGACTTGGTTGCAGATCCTGGCTTTGAAAATGCCGAGTTATCAAGAGTAAACGAATCTTTTGGTTTAAGTAATGATGATGGTATATTAATCTATGAAATGGAAGAAACTGAAAATAACGATAATAAAAAAGATCTAACGATGGAAAATAATAATTTTGTAACTGTTGAAGATTTTCAAAAGTATACTGAATATGTATCTGGTGTTTTAAGTAATGTTAAAGAATCTACTAATTCTAATAATGATGAGGTAATGGAAAAACTTATTAAATACACTGAGCATATTGCAGAGAAAGTAAATCAGGTTACTGATTATGCTGAATACTTATCAGAGAATCTTGATAAAAATATTTCATACTCTGACTATTTAGCAGAGAATGTAAATTCAATTAAAGATTATGCTAGTTATTTAGCTGAAGAGCTTGATGGTAGTATTCAATATGCTGAGCATGTTGCTGAGATGGCTGACAAAGGAATTGCATATTCTAATTATGTTGCTGAAAACTTAGAGAAGAGTATTGATTATTCTGAATATGTAGCCGAGAAGGTTGATCAGAATATTGCTTATTCTGAATATCTTGGTGAAAATGTAGATAAGAGTATTAAATATACTGAATACGTTGCAGAAAATGTAAATTCTACTAACGGTGAAAGTATTAATGAAGATACTGTTAATGAATACGGTATGAAAGAAAGTTCTATGCCAACAATAGAAGAAGTTTCAAAATGTATGGATGAAGGAATGACTTATGAGCAAGTTTGTGAAAAGTATCCTGATGCAGACAAAGCGAAATTAAAAGAAATGTGTGAATCGTGTGGAAAGACTCATGAGGCTGAAGATTACAAAGAATCTATTGAGGAGAAATTAAATAAACTTATTTCTGCTGCTGAAACTAAAAATGTATCTGAAATGCATTTTATGAATTTCTTAGGAGAATCAAAAAAGAATCAGTTTAATGCTTTACCTGAAAGTAAGCAAGCTATGATTGTAGAATCAATGAATTCACAACCTATTATGTCAACTATACAAGCTGAAAATATTTGGGAATCTAATTTCATTGAAAAGAAAAGAGAAATAAATGTAATTGATGATATGCCAGAAAGATTCCGTGGAAAATGGAATAACCTTTCTGAATCAAGACAACAACAAATTATATCTGAATCAAGATTCCACCCAGTTGGTAATCAATACGGAATTAATAATTTCTGGGCAACAAGAGATCTAAGAGATACTCAAATTGCTACTGAATCTATTAATGAAAGTAAAACTGCTGCTGAGGCTGCTAATAAAAAAGAACCATTAGTTAATGAATCTTTTGCTGCTGACCTTATTAGTAAAGTTAAGTTTAATTTAGGTAAATAAATAAAGAAACAAATAATATTAATCGAATGGTCAAGAAGAAAAGGACCGAGGCGATTAAAAACCGGAATTTTATAATTCCAAAAAATGCGAAAAATAATTTTTAAAAAATGTACGCAAATCAATTAATCAACGAGTCCGAGGTTCAAAAGACCTGGGGACCTATCATTGAGGAAGCTACTGGTATCACTGAAAAGTCTAAGTTATCTTGGATGTCTAAGTACTGCCATTATCACAACCTTAATGAAAGTGTATATAATACTGTACACTTAAATCCAAATATGAATGTACCAGGTATGGATGCGGTAACTTTACCAGGCAACCCTACTACAATGAATGCATTCTCTGGACAAACTGCTGGATCTGGTGACAGACCTTTTTCTTTGCTTCCACTTGCAATGCAAGTTGCTGCTCAGACTGTAGGTTTAGACTTAGTACCTGTAGTACCAATGCAAGGCCCAATGGGAATTCTTACTTACCTAGACTTTGTCTATGGTGGTGGTTTAACTAACCAAGCAGGTGGTGTAGATGGAAATTCTGCTCCATTATTAATTAAAGTACCTGTAACATTAGGTTCTGGTATTGCTGCTTTAGCAGTAAACGATGTAAACTATGTTGGTACTGGTACTAATGGTTCTTATGAACTTACTTTCGTAGGTGCATCAAGAATTGACGGATATCCAATCTTCCGTGTAAGAGGTAAATCTACTGACGCAGTAGAAGGTACTGATCCTTACAGACAAGGTGAAGAAGGTTACGAACCAATTTATACTGCTATCGTAGGTGGTGGTGCTCCAACAGATTTATATTCTAATGATACATTAGCTGCATCTATTGGTACTTTTGGTGGAAGCCCTGAATATGTAAAAGCTTTAGAAGACCATATTACTGGTTTCTCAGGTAACGCATTTGAGGCTAACAACCCTGCTACCGGTGCACCTGCATTTGGTTCAGAAGATATCAATGGTGTAGATCCATACCAAAGAGGTGTTGGAGAATCAACTCCAGATAACCTTTTAGGTCTTTCATTGTTCAATAAATCAGTTGCTGCTAAAACTTATCAAGTTGCTGCCGCTGTAACAAGAGAACAAGTTCAGGATTTAAAACAATTCGGAATCGACGCAGTTGCTCAAGTAGAAGCTGTATTGGTAAATGAGTTAACTCAATCTATCAACAAATACATCTTGGATAGAATCTTCAGAAATGGAGCTACTAACGCAAATAATGTATTTAGTGTGGACGCATTAAACTTATCTGCTTCGTTTGTTACTGCTGCTCCTGGTGTTACTGCAATCTCTTTAGGTGCTGGTAATTCTAGTAACGCAAACATCTCGTTAAACACTGCTGATACTGTAGTTGGTTCAGGTGGTGAAACACAAGGATCATTACAACGTAGGTTGTATACTAAAGTTCTTGCTGCTTCTAACTTGATCGCAACGAGAGGAAGAAGAGGACCTGCAACGTTTGCAGTATGTTCTGGGGAAATTGCTACGGCACTACAGGATATCGCAGGTTTCGTACCTTACCCACTATCAAATACAATCAACCAAGCTGGTGGATCTTTATATCCAATCGGTTCTTTGGCTGGTGTAACTATTTATGTTGATCCAAACATGGCTTGGACTGACTATAGAGTTGCTGTAGGTAGAAAAGGTGATGGTAATTCTCCTGGTTTAGTATTCATGCCTTACTTAATGGCTG